AAGTTCTCCGTCATATTTTGTGCTGGTTACTCCGTTGCTTGAGGTATCTAGTGTAGCACCAAATGCTCCACCACCGCCGTCGATGGTGGTCCAACTACTTCCATCATATTTAATTTGTTGGGCCTTGCAAGCGTTTGTGTTTGCGGTCGACAAAATCCATCTCACGTCTCCATCCGCGCTTTCGGCATGATTGTATTGGAGAGAACTATTCCAGTTTTGCGTTCTGGCACCTGTGTCAGTTGTGCTTACCCACGTCAGCCCCGATACCGCCACCGAACATTCTATCACACGGACGTTATATTGGCTTCCAAAGGTCATAAAAATATATAACTTTGTTGCATCATATGGATTGTACCAATGGCCGAGATAACTCGCCGGTGTTATGCTCACACTATCAAATGAATTTATTGATCCGCTTATGGCTCCAGAAGTGATAACATAACCATGCATGTCAGTACCATTGGGCGTGTCCGAAAATAAAACAGATTCGGTACGGTTGGTCGGATTAAGTGCAACCCTACCTGTACCGCCGAAATTTCCTTGTCCGCCAGATTGGTTTCCAAATGCATATTTATTTGAGTCGTTAAACACCGCCGAAAAACTTGTCGGCGAAACTGGTGTGACTGTTCCATCAGAATTGAGCATCATTACATCGTGTGGTGATGCAGATTGTGTTGAAGTATATTCAAGTGTGTTTGAACCGCCCGCGTTATCTGCTACATATGTATTGACATAACTTTCAGTTGCATACCCTGTTAAATCAGTTGCAGCAACAGTTTCTATCCAACCAATAGTTGTACTTTTGTAAATATAAAGTTTTTGAGTATCTTCGGCAAATGCAATATCTCCAACCGTATTCCCTGCGGCTGGTAGGTATGTTGCATCACTATAGATATTTACGGACGCGACAAGAGAAGTACCATCTGCCGCGACCAGTGTCGCAGTACCGGCAACTTCTTTGATTTTGTTTTCAAATGCAGGAGTATTTTCGACATATGTTGCCATGTCTTGCGGAACCCATTTATTATTGGTTCCATCATATACAAGACACATTTGATTTACAAGAGATGGAATTGGCCGCAATTCCATAGGTTGTGAGTGTCCTTCATTGTCGTGTTGACCGTAGATAATATAATTTCCATTTGCGTTTGTTTCGACTGCAAGATCCTTTACGGCGATACTACCTCTCATTCCGGCATGGTTTCCACACTGATAATATAGGGTATCTGGGGCACCGTTAGGAACGGTAAATGATATTGTTCCAGTTTCATTTCTCGAGCCCGTAACTCCTGTTGTGTACTCTCCAAAATATGTGCCTGCTGCGAAGTTTGTTCCGTTATCAGTAGTAAAATAGAACGGATGTCCAGTGGCGCTAATATCAATGGTGTATGTACCACCCCGATAGAAAGGACCGATAGATGGGTTGTTTCCATTGGCAGCACCAGTGAAAGCATACGCTCCAACACCGTTAGATACATTGTATGATACTGTCGGTGCAGTTAAGGACGGCGGCGTTATTGTTGTAGGAACATTGATAGCCAGTCTTTGTACGCTGGTTGTAGTACCACCATTAATATCTGGATGAGTGTCGTCGATAGTTGAATAAGTTGCCCACGACACTAAATTTTGATCACCAGAACCTTCTATCCATTTGAGTTTGAAATCATGTCTTTGCGTCATTGCGCCATAAGCAGTATTTGCAAAGTTGTTGAGCGTGTAAGTACCCTGCATATACAAGGCGACTGATGGTTGTGTTTGGTTTGTAATAGTTGCCCTTGCATATGGTAATGAAGATTGTTCCCATGTCCACTGCCATATGGTTCCATGTCCGGCGGTTGGGTCTGCAACTTGCAATTCTAATACTTCTGGTTGAACTGTTAGATCCACATCAGTCAAATCGGTGGTTGAATCTACGATAGGACTTGTCGGTTGTGTCACGCCATTTTTAACAGAAGTTCTTTGAAAATCTCCCGATGAGTCAACTTCGAGTGTTACAGTATTATTTCCAGATCCAAGTTTTATCGTGTTCATAGAAATTGTTGTTGCATCAGCAGAAATTGTTTGGTCACCAATATTGAGAGTATTTCCCGACAGATATAAATCTCTGAATTTATTTGTGGCATTTCCTAAGTCATAGATTTCGGTTGTATCTGGTAAAATATGTCCGCCAAGGTCTGAAAGTTGTGTTGTCAATGCCGCCTTATGTAAAAATTTATTGGTGCTTCCTTCTACAATGTCATCTGTAGTGGTAGAACCAACACCACCTGATATATCTCTTACCTGTTTAATTGCGTTTGAGAGTTTTTGCATCTCAGCCGTAGTTGCGCCGGAAGAAAGGGTTTGAATTCTGCTGTTGAGAGCAGTCTCGATGGTTGTATCTTCAGTCAGCCCGATAGATTTCGCTGCCCTTGCGAGAGATAGAATGTCATCAATTGTCGCGGTGGGCGCATCGGTAAGAATTTTTGATCTGATTGCTGCTATTGATGTTGAGAGATTACTGTCTGCCATATCCGGTCCCTTAGATTATTTTGACTATTTATAATTTTTATTTGTTCCTACTTAGTATTTTATGCACGCTAGAAAGGCTATGTTGCGTGGGCGGGTTTCATCGCCACCAGAGCCTCCAATGTGTTGACCAGACGTGTTCGATGGGGTGCCTGAATGAGCAGGTTGGTTAGTGTGGTTGCCGTTCTCATCGATCATCAGACCGCCGCCGTCATTGTCGTTCTGGACTAAATTAATAGCCCGTCTTGAGGGGTGGCCATGTAGTTTAAACTCATCCGTCTGTGTAGAACCGAATGCACGACCGTTATCAATACCACGGCTGTCATCCCAACCACGCATAAATTCGCCACGCAGGTCGGGTACGTTAAATGTAGTAGTCCCGTCCCCCACACCAAAAGTCGTGCCTATTGCCGTAAATAGAGCGGCGTAAGTTGTTCTCGATACGGCAGCACCATCAGCCTTTAAGAAATTCGTAGGGGGCGTGTTTGCTGCATGATAAATTATTGTACCGGCAGGAACAGAACCACCCACTCCGATAGTCTCCGCAACACCCCAAATATCAGTAGTGCCGTTATATGACCATGTTACTGATCCTACTGTATGTGTATCACCGTTTGCTGGTGTTGTTGGAAATGCCATTTTTGTTTCTCCTAATTATGAATGTTCTATTTTCGTGGGCCATACAACATTGTCTGGAAATCCTTCTTGTGTAGGGACATCTAACAATTCTTGTCTATATTGTTGCCATTCATTTTGTTTCTGTGTGTCCATATCTTCCCATCGAAGAATATTGGTTATTATTGGATCGACTTCAGATACTAAAAGAAAATCTCTTTGCATACGAATAATTTTTGCGCTTTCAAGATCCAATTGTTCTTGTGTAGGGCTTACATATGGCAAAAAGTTGTCGTCAATAAGAGACATAATATGATTATTATCAATAGTTGTATCTGTATCGTGCAGAGTGATGCTATATGGAATCCAACCATGTATCGGGTGTTCTATTTCTACATCCATATGAAGATTGTCGGCCGACATAGATTGTGCATTTCTTACATTTTTTATTTCTACCGTCATTTATGATATCCTTAAAAATAAAGTTGAAGCGCGTCTGCTGGTAGATTGCACATGACCCATGGCTTTCCAAGTTCCAGACAATGCCTGCCCACGAATATCTGCAGCTGTATTGTCATTGAATCCGTTTGTTGATGCAAACCCAGATACTTTAAGTGTTGACCCAGCCCACGTCGAATTGAGCGCGACACTACCGCTGCTGCTCGGTCCAGCAAATATATATGTACCAACAGATCCAACCGTTGTACTACTCGCTACCGTTGTAAATGTAAATCCGGCACTACCGTCCGTGGTCAGTACTTGTCCGTTTGTTCCGTCTGTAATTCCCAAATCTGTGAGAGTGGTAGCCCCACCACCGGCGATTCCAGTTAATTGTACCCAACTAGAATTGTCCCATGTATATAGATATCCTGTAGTTGTATCATCAAACCAAAACTCGCCTATTTCTGGTGCTGTTGGTGCTGTGCCAGAAATTGTCGCCCCACCAATTACAGTGCCGGGGCTCCATGCAGAACCATCCCATACTAAAGAATCCCCAAGACTAGGTGCAGTCGTGGCGGTGTCTGATAAATCGCTGATACCCAAATTTGCAATTTGAGTTGCCAGTGAGGCGGCAATATTTTCATCATCTCCTAATGCCGCTGAGAGTTCATTTAATGTGTTGAGTGCGTCCGGCGCTCCATCTACCAAACTAGATATTGCAGAATTTATTAAAGTGGAGGTTGTAGAATCGACATATGCCTCTGTGGCGTATGGAATAGAGTTTAAATAATTTTGAACTCTGGTATCGGTGTAGAATTCATTAGTGTCACCTTCGAATATGTCATTCGAATTTAATATACCATTTTCCCACTGCCCACTTGAACTGTTGTATTGTAAAATTTCATTGTCGGCCGGTGTGGGTGCCGAGACATCTCTAATTTGGTTTAATGATAGTTCCACGTTATCTGCTCCTACGGAAAATTCTATTGGTACTAATTTTGTCTGGACCCCATAATTGACATATAGATCTTGTTGTTCAAGTCTGGCGGCGCTCATATGCGGTGAAATTCGGATAAACATATTATCTAAAATATATGACCCATCGTTCATATTTCCTGCCGCAGTAGTCACGTTTCTTTGCATAATGTGTTGTGGTATTACAAGGACTACATTTGCACTAAACGCATCGACTTCTGCTGCCGAGGTATGTTGTACCTCATAAAAATCATAAAATGATGTTTCAATGGTGGTAACTGGATTTGTTTCAGTTGTGGTGACATCTGGTAGTTTTTTTCTTACTGAGTATGCAGTCGCTCCGTCTTTGTCATATTGTTGTTGCCATCTAGTGTATAGGTTTCCCTCGCCATCAATATATTGTGGATTTCCGTTTGAATCGTATCCACTATAATCTGAAGTGCCACTTTGTCCTGATATTACTACGCCGTTATAGACGAGGCCCCAGTTTTGGACACCACCTGTTGTTAGTGTCGCCCATAGATCAGATCCCGTCACATTTGTACCATTTCCAGAAACCCATGCGGTAGTAGGACTTCGCCCGTTTCCAATTATTTTTGCTTGAAATTGGTATCCAGGCGTTGTTTCTGTTGTGGTGACATTTGTAGTTGTAGATTTTTCATATATTTTATTAGAAATTAATTCGCCTATATCATATTTCGACCCATCTGAATTTTTTGCAGATGGGGCCCCACCTACAATAATTTCATTTGCAAGCGGATGTGCGGATCCATCGATGATCAGAGTCCATGCACCCAATGTTCCATTATCCTGTGATAAACTTGCAGGCACTTCGGAGTTTAGGTCACCCTGTAGTGTGGAATTGATTCTATGGTGTATCCAAACCACTTGATAATTGGATGGTGAACTATAATCTGTTATATTTGCGGGCATTATAATCCTCTTTGTCAAAAGCTATTGACACATTGTTGATTTTAGTGTATAGTGTTATTTATACGAAAATTTTGGAGATAGATATGGCAAATCAAACCGAGGCAGAATGTCTGGTTGTAGCATCAGAAGAATGTGCAGAGCTTACCAAAGTTTGCATGAAAATTTTGCGATTCGGAATTGACGATGAAAAAAAATCAGATTTAATATCAGAAATGGGAGATGTGCAGTGTATGATTGACCTATTGGGCGATCACCTCGACGTTTCCCGCGATCAAATTCTTGATGCGGCCAGCGCAAAACGCGAAAAACTCAAAAAATGGAGCAATCTGATAAAATGAAATATGCAATTATGATAGAATTAGATGACAAACTGGTATATGTTTGTGGAGATGGTCAAACATGGACGGACAAAGATCTGATATTAAAATATGATACCTACGAAGCCGCACTAGAAGGTGCAAAAATTTGGAATAATCCTGTTATTGTTGAATATGATTCACAAACAGGAAATGGATATGCAGTAAGTACAAAGGAATATGGCGGCCCAGAAGGACCAGAACCAACACGATATGGTGATTGGGAAAGAAATGGAATATGTTCAGATTTTTAGGAGAATTGTATGAGCGAAGAACATAACTATTGCACTACAAAAGGTTTGGGATGGGCGTTTCTCATTCTTGCCTTTATGATAGTAGGATTACCTGTCATTATGCTTATGTTAATGGTAGGTCCAGAAGAATATGGAACATATTGTAATATGAATATATTACCTTGTTTTGGATTAAACAAATGACACTAATGGTTGATCCGCCAAGCGGCTGGAAGTATGGATTTCCTAAGCCTGTGCATGAAGAATATTATTTACTAGAAAACGATTTTAATATGATTAGTTGGTTAGTTTCCGAGGGTTATCCTCAATCAGAGATTGATAAACTAGGTAGTAGTTTTTTTATTAGAACATGGGAGGAGACAGATACAATATGAAAAAACTAAAAAATAAAGTAGTGGCATATAGAGTCCACGAATATATCAGGCTCTTTGATTTTCATAAACCTCTACTATCGCAAATGCCAGTCATTATGTTGATTGCAATGATATTTGGCATGTTGTTTCTTGCCATACCCGTAATATACTCAGAAGGAGGACACTAATGAGCGATGTGACAAATAGAATGCAAGAGTTGATGAGGCCGATAGAACAACAGATTATGATGTGCGATTCGCGGGAAGATGTTTTAATGCTTGCATGTGCAATGTTAGACAAGGCGAAAACAATTCTCGACTCACAAATTGGCGTCGAAGGACGCAAGACAATTATAAAGGACGCAAATAGGTAAGGATTGAATATGGTAAGATTAGGAAACTTTAAAAAATTAGAGTTGATTTCCCCGAGCGGAAAACCTTATATTTTTGACGATGATATAGAAACGGTCTTCCTTTCTATTGAAGATGATGGAAAAACAGTAAAAATTCACATTAACCCCGATGAGTCGGAATTTGAGGAAGAAATAGTATGAGAATTGAAAATGATGTTAAACTGGACTATAATAATGTTTTAATCAGACCTAAACGCAGTGTGCTTGAGAGCCGAAGTGAAGTGTTATTAAATCGACAATTCTTATTTAGAAATTCTGAAAAAGACATTAAAAATTTTGATCTTGATGTTGATTTTGATGGGATACCTATTATCGCTGCAAATATGGATGGAGTAGGGACATTTCAAATGGCAGATGTTCTTGGTGAATATGGAATAATGACTTGCCTGACTAAGGCATATGATGTAATGGAATTGGTAGATTTCTTTGATGTGGATGAACACGATACAAACTGGCGAACAGAACATGTTGCCATGAGTATCGGTATCACCGAGGTGGACGAACATAAATTTAGAAGTGTCTATGAAATGACAGATGGAAAACTGAAATATGTTTGTATCGATGTTGCAAATGGATATACTGAAAGGTTTGTAGATTTTGTTAGAGATTTTCGTAATCAATATTCAGACATTGTAATAATCGCCGGTAATGTTGTTACGGCAGATCAGACACAGGAATTGATTTTGAATGGTGCTGATATTGTCAAAGTTGGTATTGGGCCTGGCTCTGTCTGTACCACTCGCATTAAAACTGGTGTGGGGTATCCGCAACTTTCGGCAGTTATCGAATGTGCCGATGCTGCCCACGGTCTTGGTGGTCATATTATTGCTGATGGAGGGTGTACTACTTCTGGCGATGTTGTAAAGGCCTTTGCTGGGGGTGCGGATTTTGTTATGTTAGGTGGTATGCTTGCCGGACATTTGCAAGGCGGTGGTGAAGTAATTACAAAATTTTATGAAACAAATGAGGTTAGTGTTGAAGATAATTTTTTTGAGCCTGTATATGAAAAGAAACAATTTGTACAGTTTTATGGTATGAGTTCGAAGGCTGCAAACGATAAACATTTTGGTGGATTAAAAAATTATCGGTCGAGCGAAGGTAGGGATGTTTTAATACCATTTCGCGGAAACATTGGACCAACAATACAAGATATTTTAGGTGGGATACGTTCTGCGTGTACTTACGTTGGAGCATCAGAATTACGGAGTCTAAATAAGTGTACAACATTTATTATGTGTAATGACACACATAATAGAGTCTATGAGGGAGATGGTCGTGGATAGACAAGAAGAATTGGAGTGGACGGCAAAACTTGCACGAATGGCAAGTCTTGCATATTTACCAAGCAATGCTGCTGGTCCAAGATTTAAAAGTCTTGGTTTTTCTCATTCGAAATATATAGATTATCATGGGACTCAGTGTTATGTGGCGTGGAATGCTGATGTTATGGTGGTTGCGTTCCGTGGAACAGAACCTAATCAATGGAACGATATTAAGGCAGATCTCCGCGCTTGGCTAATGAAAGACGATTCTTGTGCTGGCCGAGTACATACAGGATTTCATCACGAGGTTCATAAAATTCTGGATAAAGTCGAAATCACGATAGAACACATACGACACAGTAAAAAACTATTTGTTACGGGGCATTCTCTTGGCGGTGCTATGGCGACTGTCGCTGCAAGTAAATTGAAAAATGTCGATTTTTTATGCACATTTGGATCGCCAAGGGTAGGTACAAAA